TGCGAGGAACAGCGCCATAATCCGCTTTGTGATCCAGCGCTGCTCCAACCAAATCGTCTCCACGCAAGAAGAAGTGATCCGTATCTGTACCTACGAACACTCCTCCTTTCACCGGAGCTACGATATTCACTCGACTCGAGAAGGGGATGAACATCTCAGCAGGATTGAAATACTCGTAGTCAAACCGCTCCGAAAACAGCACGAAGTTCTGGTAAGCCACCACGAGCCGACCGTTGTAAATATGGGCGTCGGCAAAGGGAGGGAGTCGTTCCAAGTCTTCCCGTCGAGGCCGTACTGCCTGCAGCAAGGGCATAGCTTCGACGTGTCGTTGCCCCTGTTCCGTAGTATTCGTAGGAGCGTCGACTTCACCGAGACGAAACAGGTTAGTTCCGTCGACCTCAGTCAAGAACGCACGGACTCGCGTAGCTCGAGGGTCAACTGGGATCGGAGGAACGAGCTCAACCCCTCCACGGTCAGTTAGCTCGAATGCGCCACGAATCCCGATCGGACCCTCCTCTCCATTCCCGGTCACAACTGCCCAGGCATACCGATATGTGCCTGCAGCCAGCCGTTGGGAAGCAGGAAGCTCAACGACTCCAGCAGGAAACACCTGATCGAGTCCGAATGGCCGATCACGCCCCTCTTCCAGCACCCCTCGGTGAGTCCCATAGGCCCAGTACACCGTATTAGCCACGCGAACCGCCGCCAATCGACCAGCCCCAGTTACCCCAGAGCGCAGCACAGCCGATGTAGCGTCAGAAAACAACTGACGGAGCTCCCCCGATGCGGTCAAAAACAGACTCACCGTACCGTCTCCCCAGATATCCAGGACTTCTCCTGAGAAAATCCGAGTCCGTCCAGGGCGCCGCACTGGCTTGTTGCTACGCGTGATATCCGTGTTTTCGGTTTCGAAGAACGCCCCAAACTCGACTTGGTCCAGCCCCCGTGCATTCTGGAGACCGCGAAACGCAGTGAAATTTCCCCGGCTGCTGTTCTTACGAGAAGCCATCACAAGCCTCCATAACGAACAACACCGGCAGGACGACGTCGACGTTCGACCTCCTGCTTGATCTCTACCAGTTCAGCAGCGAATCGAAGTAAGGCATCATCAGCCATCGCCGTATCATGCGTTTCCGGGTCGTCCTTCAGAAACGCTCGTGACTTCATGCCTTGAAGCAGAGCAAGCTCATGGTTGTGCGACCGGAGCCGAACCAATTCCTCGAGTGTCGCCTCCTTATTCGCAGTAAAGCTGATCTCTGAAAGGGGAAGGCGATGTGCCCACAGGGAAACCGTGTCGTCGGCATTCGGAACAGGGCCGATGCGCAGCGACCCATCGTCGTAATAGTCCGTGATGATCAGACGAGGAACTCCGGTATCCGTTTCCCAGGCGGTAGAGCTGAATGAGTGTCGATGGCCGTAGTCATCATCACACGATACTGCTTCATCCGCCTGATTCATGGACTTGACCGCAAGTTGCCGGCCTGTAGACCCAAGCACAGCGCGCTGAATGAAAATAATGCGACCAAGGAAGTTCTCACTGGTAGCAGCGATCTTGGGCTGCCCCTCGGTGATCGTCAGACCGCTGTACGTCTCTCGATCCAGGTAATACCGAGTGTCCTCGGCCAGCTTTTCGAGCGCCCAATTGAAATAGCGCTCCAAATCTGCATCACTCCAAAGAAAAGGAGTGCGGACATCATCCACATCAGATCGGAATTGCTCGAAAAGCTGTTCGAGGGTCATATTCAACCTCCGCTAAATCTTCAGGCCCCGCTAGCGCGAAACTCGTCTCTCACTTCGTCCCAGATCGCATCTCGCACGCTCTGAATCGGCTTCCACCCAAGCTCGCGCTCCCATGCCTCGACGTAGGGCTTACCGTTCGCTCCGAAATCCGCGGGCTGATTACTTGTTAGAAGCGACTCGGCCGCTACACGCACTGCAGCTCGGTACTCCTCACTGGATGGATCCTTGCGAACATCAGGTTCGTCGTTCGTAGCTACTGCCGGCTCTCCGTCCAGCGGATACGCCCCATGAGCGAGCGCTGCAGCTTGCAATGACTTGGGCACCGGCACGATCTTCTCCGGCCCAAAAAGCAGGACTCGACCATCACCAGTCAACCGAAAGGAGTGTTCCGAAGTCATGTAAATGAACCCAGAAGGAAGCGTAGATGATTCTGCCATTTGCTATTCTCCAAAAAAAGAGGGGGCGCTAACGCCCCCAGTAACTCCGACCCCTTACCACGCCATTCTCTTACCCGAAGACCTCATTGCCTCGGCCTTCGACGGCATACTCCAACACGAGCAGGAAGTCCCCATCTCCCGCGATCGTACCAGTTCCATGGGATACAGCGAGGGTAGTCCCCTCTGCCAGCTTGGCTGGAATCCCAGTAAGCGGAACCGACGCCGGAGTACCGTCGATATCGAGGTTCTGCCCATACGCATCTTCGTCTGCGCTCGTTCCGACATTGTAGGTTGGAGACGTACCTCCATCCGCAGTCAACACGAGCAAGCTTCCCCGAAGCAGAACCGCATTCGGTGGAACCTCGAACTTGACGCTCGTAGCAGCGAAGTCCGCTCCCACATCCGATCCAGCAAACCGAACTGCCGTTGCCAGGACATTCTGGCGCTGAGCCTTACTCAGCTCGAAATTTTCCGTCGCCATGATCAGTCCTCCTCAAATGGCCGTGTCGACACGGATTACCGAGAAATCCTCGACCGTGCCCGTGACGGAGGACCGGAACTGCGGCTTGAGCAGCCCCAGAATCTTGGAGTACGCAATACCGGACTTGGCACCGAAGTCGAACTCTTTCTCGGCCCAGTTGCCAATACCGATATCTGCGAATCCAATCGCCTGCGCCCCCGTAAGCAGCACCGCCTGTCCGAGTACGTCGCCGCCCGCTCCCCAGGTCGAGGAGTGATAAACGTGGTTGTGTACATAGATGGCCATGCCATCAATGAAGTACACGTTCGCCCCACGAAACAGCGGGTTGTTCGGCGTACGTGGCATGGCGTCCCGAAGCGCTTGATGGAAACGGCTATCCATCTTGAGCTTGGCCATACCTTGCGGCGTCATGAAGACGAAATAGGTCTCCAGACCAGCGAGGTCACCTTCGCCGCGAATCGGCTTGATGAGCTGCTCCTGAGCCTTGGCCTTCATCAACGTCAACATGTCGAACGTCGGAATGTCGTTCGCCGCAACCGCCGAAGTGTCTCCTGCCTCCAGAGTGACACTGCCCGACGACTCATCCAACCGGAAATGCCGGTTGGCCGTCGGAGCCGCAACATCCGCCGCAAAGGCTAGCTGAGGAAACTGAGACCCGACTCGAGTTCCATCCGCAGTTGTCTTGTTGTACGGCACTCCCGAAAGAGTCAGAAACATGAGCTGAGTCAGACGGTCTCCAGCCCAATGTCCCAGAACATCCCGCGACTGCTCTCGGAACCGAACCACAGAACCCTGTTCTGCCATCCGGCCCTTCGACTTGTTGGCATGACGCATCTGGTCAATGTTAATAACCTTGTCGTACGCCTTGATCGCTTCCTCGTTGCCTTCCAGCTCGTTGTCACCAACGACACCGTCACCTTCGAGATCCGCCACCAGAGTCAAAACAGCCCGAGTACCTCGTTCATCCTGAGTCAACTCATCGACCCGATGAACCATTGCGCCAGACCCACCAACAAACCGCTCGAAGAAGTTCGCGTTACGCCCCTGCTTCCAGGTCGTACGTTCCCAGACCGTCTTCTGCTCAGTCGTCAGCAGGCCGAAATTCGTGCTTGCCACGATTCAGTCTCCTGTTGAAACATCGAAGTTGGTCCGCTGTTTCGTCGCCGGTTACGAGCTACGTCGGTGATATCGGGCCGCGACCCCGAGCTGGTTACGCCAGCAAGTCGAATTAAAGAGGCGGTCTGAGTTCCACAGACTCTGTCCGTAATTCGGATAGCGCCTCTACAAGATAGCTTAGGTCCATTCATTTGACAACGTCAAGCTGCGATGGTATCCCCCCGCAATCGCTTGAGCACTTCGGGCGGGAGCTTATCCAGCTCTTCGTCCGTCAGCTTAGTCGGATCCAACTCCCCCTGAACTCCAGCTCGGTCCGAGTTCTCCCCGCCAGCTTGATTGAGATTCGGGGGGGTGCGACTGGCAGCGTCGAGCTTCTCCTTGAGTCCCCGCTTGCCGGTCTCAGTCTGCTGCGCGTCCTGCGCCTGCTTGCGTTCCTGAGCCCCAAGCAGATCCTTGGCGAGATCCGACTCAGGATACGCCATCGCCGTTGCTCGAAGCAGCGCATCATCCGAGGACATTCCTTGCCCCTCGTATGACCGAAGCAAGTCCTGCACAAGCTGAGTCTTCAATGGATTGTGCGTACTCGAAGTCGGGTCGAGCTCAGGAAAGGACGACTCGATCAACGACAGCGTCTCTTCGAATGCCCGGTCTGCGAGCTGATTCTGCGTTTCCTGATCCGTCTGTCGAAGTGCATCGAGCTCAGCCTTGTGCTGGGCACGCTCAACTGCCCGAATCTCACGATTCGCAGCCATGATCGCCGCAGCGTCGTTGTCCTTGAGAGCCGCTTCCAACTTGGCTTCTGCAGCCTCGAGCTCCTGGTCGAAATCCCGCGGAACCTCCTTCTCGTCCGGCTTCGTTTGTGGGGCTGCCTTCTGCTGAGCAGCCCGCAGCTCTTCCAGCTCCTTTTCCATCTCCCGAAGCCGCAGATTCTGGGCCTTGAAACGAGACAAGGGGACCGTCATCCCGCTAGTCGGTTCCTCTTCAGGCTCCTCTTTTTCAGCCTTAGGCTCCTCGACCTCTTCGGTCTTAGTCTCTTCGACCTCTTCCTCAGTAACCTGATCGCCCCGATCTTCCTCGTCTGCCATGATCAACCTCCGTTACGCGTCTGAGCGAGCTTCAACCGAAGCTCTCGACGCTGATTTTCGATTTCCGCTTCTACACGACGAGCCTCGATCTCGAGCCGCCGTTCCTCGTTTCGCGCTTGCTGGAGCGCCGTTGCGATCTTGGCGAGCTCCGCTTGTTGCTGGAGCTCGGACAACCGCGATTCTACTCCGGACTTCTGCGCTCGAGCCACCTTCTCCGCAGCGTCCGTCTTCCGTACTTCCGTATCCACCTGGGTTTTTTCGAGCTCAGCCTGCTTGAGCGCCCGCTCTCGCTCGAGGTCTTCTGCCCGGGCCTGCTGAGACGACTGCAGATCCTCCAATACATCCTTCTTATTCCGCAGCCGGCTCAACTCAATCAAGCGCTCATCGGATATATCAATTCCGAGCTGACGGAGAGCCAAGGCTTGATCGAATTCCGTGTCTTCCTGCTGTTCCCGCAAAGATACCGTGGACGTAATCACTTGATACTCACCAAGAGTCACGTCGTTGACCACGTTCCCCTCAGGAGTCATCTGATTGATCACGATATCCGTTGTTTCGTCGCGACCGCGATTCTTCCGCGTCACCCGGAGCATGCGTTCCTCAGTCCAGAACGCCTGAATGAGATCCACAGCATTACGAGCCAGCATGTGCTCGGAACGAACCAGATTTGCGAGAGCCTTGCCCAGATTCACAGGGCCGCGTAGCTGCTTGCGCTCAATCGCCTTGCCGGATACATCCTCTCGATCAATACCGAGCTGGGACTTGTTGACCAACGATACCTCGAAATGATCCTGCCGCGCTCGTTGCGACACACGATCGAGACCAGTCGGAATCTGATTCGGAGCAATCTTGTCGATGTTATTTATGTCATCCAACACAAGCACGAGGCCCGTCTCTGCTCCACGTTGCTCGAGCTCATGAGGTTCCATGTTCCGTAATGACCCCTCTCTCAATTTCCAACCACTGTTCGCGGTGGTGTTAATTACATGAAGCTCCTGGGAGGTCGTCTTGTTCAAAGTTTCCTGCGGCCCTAGCTGGCTCTCCACGAGCCCCATGGTGTTGCCAGATACGAGCAGCGGGAAATACGGGACCACCGTAAAATGCTTGTATGGGCTTTCCGCGTCGAACAGAAGCAGGTCGAACGCAGATACCGTCCATCGAATGATGAACGATTGAAGTCTCAGAACGGTGAGGTCAGGAACTGTTTCGAGGACACGAGCCACACGAGCGCGTTCCCAAGTACGCGGAATGAGCCGCGCTTCGCCCGTAACCCGATCTACGAAATGCTCCCTCCAGACCAGCTCCTTGTGCTGGCGTTCAATGACACGTACGAACTTCTTTGTTTGGTCTGGAGATACGACAGACCCGAAAAACTGCCGCCCCCCGAAGCGAGCCAAAGGAACATCGAGAAAATCGTGTCCGAGCGACATATCCGTAGATGCTCGGCTCTCCAGTTCCTTGGCTTTTGCTGTGTCGTACAGAGCAGCAACCTTGTTCGGCTGCAGCCACTTCGTAATGACAACCTCGTCCCAATTATCCGGGTCGTACGAGCTCGCATCCGGATCCAGCAGCACGTTTCGATTATTAGGACGAGAGATCTTCAGATCCCCCCTCAGATTATCATCAAACGACATCCGCAGGTCGAAGAATCCACGGCTCGTAATCGCTCCGTCATCGAACACCTCCGCTCGAATCCAATCGAGCATGTTGGAGTTCGCCACATGAAGCCATGCAACATCCAATGCCTTCGCCGTTTCTTCGTTTCCTGAAGCAGTCGGGCGAAACGCGACATCCACCATATTCTGGAGCTGCTCCCCCATCATGGTCATGGTGGAGGGGAAGATCTTGTTGATTGTCAGCGCGGGGCGTCCTTGCGCCTGGAGTTTCGCAAGCACAGCGGGATCCCACTGCTTACCAGCAAGGAAATCCTCGCAACGACGGGCTTTCTGAAGATAATCAAGATGCCCAGAATCACGCATTCGTGAATAATGCGCGGTGTTATCGAGTGCCTTCACTCGTTGAGTCTGAACATCACCCCCAGCCATGGTGTGTTACCTCGAGGGAGGACGAGTTTCTTT